CTAAGGAGGACGACTTAAGATCGTCTGTGCTATGCACGCGCGGGTTCGAACCCCGCTCTCAGCAATATGGGCTTGTAGTGAAACGGACTTCTAATCTGGTATTCCCGGTAAGTCTGCCAGCACTCATAGCTCAGTGGTAGAGCGCAAGCTTAGTAAGCTTGAGAAGAAACATGTAAATCGGTTCTTCCTGTTGATAATTACGCTTAAGGATTATATGTATTAGACAAATACATGTCCTTCGGGGTCAAGAAACTTGCATATGATTCTATTATTCCTACTCGTGGTTCCGATGGTGCTGTGGGTTATGACCTGTATAGCAATACTTCTTGTGTTATTCCAGCATCGAAGAGAGGAATTATCTCAACAGGGATCGCAATTGTTCTACCACCTGGGGTATATGGGCGAGTTGCACCACGATCCGGTCTCGCGGTCAAACATGGTATCCACGTGGGGGCTGGGGTCATTGACCCGGACTATACGGGAGAAGTCAAAGTCGTTCTCTTCAATCATGGCGACAAAGACTTTGAGGTTGAGAAGGGGGATCGCATCGCTCAGCTGGTTTTAGAGAGGTGTGAGACCCCCCCGATCGAGGAGATTAACATTGTAGAGGATACGGAAAGGGGATCAGGTGGGTTTGGGTCTACTGATGTATATGCAAATTATTTAAAGAAATTGTAATTTATTTTATATAAATGGATGGTATTTTTGAACTAGAAAATGTACTAACAGAAAATGAATGTGAAAGACTGATAGAATTATATAACGAAAATCCAGAAAAACAACACGCTGGCCTTGTAGATGGTGGGCGTATAGAAAAAAAAATTAAAAATACAACAGATGTCTATATAGATCCGAAAGAATCCTATTATAATCAATCTACAGTTAATCTTATTCACATTAAATGTACAGAAGGGGTGGAAAAATACATTAAACATTTACAAAAATTGGGATTGGATAGAGGTGATAAAGAACAACCCAGTGTTTTGAGCGCTGTCTTATCCAACGGGATGTATTCATATTCATATCCACAAATACAAAGGGTTGATGTTGACGGTGAATTTAATTGGCACGTAGACTTTTCAACACTTAGAATCCGATTGTTACATTTCATATTTTATCTGAGTGATCCAGAATCTTATAGTGGTGGAAAGACTGAGTTTTGTGATGGTCGTATTATTGAACCCAAAAGAGGAAAACTTCTCATTTTTCCATGTTCTCCACAACTTATACATCGTGGAAATGTCGTTAAAAAAGGTGTGAAATATATATGTAGCGTTTTTAAAGAGGTCACCCCGCAACCATGTAAATAAAAAACTCGTAGTATTATATATAATGAAGAGTGTCAACATACGATTTGTCTATGCATTTTTATTCATCATATTTCTTATTGTAATCACAAATTATAATTATTTTTTTGGAAAAAAGGTTGTGACCGAACCAGCCCCAGGTCCAGCCCCAGGTCCAGCCCCAGATGAACAGGAAGAGGAAGGACTAGTCACTGAACAGCTTACAACGAAACCTGAGATCGAATCTAAAACTTCTATCGTAACTGAAATACACGCTATTGATAAACTTCCCATGGGAAGTGTAAAGAAAGAAACATATATCGGGTATTCTGATATTTAAATTAATGTAAACTCGAATGCGTTCCCGCGATGTAGTACACATCCTTGAACCCAAGTTCTCTCAATTTCTCTGCCGCAAATCTGGCCCGCTGCCCAGTGTTGCAGTAGACGAGTAACCCCTTCTTAGGGAGTTGTGCGGTTGTCTTCCTGTTAATCATAGTTGCTGGAATGTGAACCGCTCCTGGGTAGTGACCAGCTCTCCATTCAGCATTTGTTCGGACATCGACGACCTTCTTAATCTTACCCTCTTTGATGAGTCGCTTGGCTTCTCTGGAGGAGATGAGATTCTGACCCATGTAGGTGTATGCGAGGGCGGCACTGACCGCCGTGATAACAAAAAGGAAGATCATTTAGTATCTGATGAGATTTTAACTTCAACAATACAAGTCTGAATGTGACTCGGAGAAGTTCAAAGAGTTTCTTGAACACCGACTCACAAATTGGGGTGACCTAAAGGATAAGACGTTTCACGGGAAGAAAATGTATGAAAAGACTAAAACGTTGATTGATAATTGGAATTAATTTCCGAAAGCAACACCAGCCATGCCATTCTTTATACGAAGAATGTTATAATTGACTGCATAGACACGGTGAAGCTGGTTACCACCAGAGGGGTTAGTGAGGCTGAGCTTGGCGTTGTCGATGCGAGAAAAGTTAAGGGAACCGGTGGGTTGCATTTTGCTCATGGTGAGACAGAATGGCCACGAGAAGGTGGGAAGATCGTCGATGATGTCATCGGGTAGATCGGTACAGTGCATTTCAGGGACGATGTCGTGGTGGTACACGTTGGAGGTTTCCTCGAAGAGAGCCACACCGTTGATGTAGAGGGACGACTTCTGGAAAGTGAATTCCTGATACCAGTTGACACCGGTGGCATTACCAGATACGAGGTGGAGAGACTTTACCGGATGGTTAAAGTAACTGAGTTCGACATCAGTATCCGTTTTGGTGAGCAATTGATGCTGGGTCTGTGTGATGAGAAGCTCGTGATCGTTATCAGTGAAGAATTTACGTTCATCTGTGTCTAAGTAGATGTAGGTACCATACACCTTGGGGGTGCTGGTAGGGGTAAATCCATCACGACACTTGATACGAATTTCGGCATCGTGGTACTGGAGAGCCACGAGAGGGAGGCACTTGGTCCAGTCCTCCCCGAAGAAGAAAGGAATCATGTAGTAGTCACCGGAGTGGTTCTGTTTGCGAGTGTTGGTGGTGACTGCAAAAGAAGCTTTAGCCCCGGTGTCACGCATGAGAGGGTTATATACACCTTGAATGAAAAGGGAGTCGAGTTGTGTTACCTTCTGACCACCGATCCAAAGTGCGAATTCCGTGGGATTGGCGGCATCACTGGAGAACAAACCATTCACGTTGTTACCAACATCCGAAATATTATTAGCTTCAATCCAAACATAACTTAAGAGATCACCCTTGGACCTGATAGGAATAGAAACTTCGTTACTGGAACCAAATGTACCGATGTAATCCATGCGTTCGGGTTTCATGGCAAAGTTGGTGTAGCGTTTGTAGTTCTGACGAAAGAAACTCACCTGGGGATCACCCGTGATGTACACATCTTGGGCACCCACTGACACAAGCTCAATTAAAGCGGCAGACATTTATTAATAAATGATATTAAAATTTTGGCTCATAGTATACATATGGTGATTTTTCAGGCACTGACTTGGGAACCTAGGGACACGGATGACGAGCATCACGTGAGTATATTTGGAAAGACTGAAAATGGTAAAGATGTGTGTGTGACAACGTCTTTCAATCCTTATTTTTTTATAAAACTTTCTGTTGGGACATCTCAGCAAACGATCTCGGAAATATACAATACATTGTGTAAGAAATGCCCTGATTGTATCATTTCATATTCGATGGCTAAATCCAAGGATGTATGGGGCTTTCAAAACAATCAAGAGTTTTACTTCATGAAAATCAATTTTAAAAATCTTGGAACTCGTCGCCGCGTGGATAGTTTTCTGAGAAGACCGATAGAACTCTCTTCTGGGAGTAAATTTCTGAAAGTGTACGAGTCCAACCTCGATCCAGTTCTCCGTCTGATGCATCGAACAGGTATTCAGTCAACGGGGTGGTTAGATAGTGGGGACAAATGTGTTCGCTCAAACCTAGCAAAAGTAGATATTGATTTGTGGTGTAACGATTGGACTACATTGAAGCCTGTGGAAAGGGATGATATTGCCCCATTTGTTGTGGCATCAATTGATATTGAATGTAATAGTTCTACTGGTAAGTTTCCTAGTGCGGATGTAGCGGATGATGCCTGTTTTCAAATCGCGATTTCATTATGTATGTTCGGAACAGATGAACCATACGAGAAGGTGTGTCTTTGTTATAAGAAAACACACGGCCCTGATGTTGTGAGTTTTGACACTGAACGAGAAATGCTCGAAGCATTTAAGAACTACATTGATGATAAGGGTGTAGACATCATAACGGGATGGAATATTTTTGGATTTGATCTTGAGTACATCTACAGGAGAGCTCGGTACTGTGGGTGCAGTTCAGACTTTTACAAACTTGGAAAACTTCGAGACGAAACATGTGAACTTTCTCTGAAGAAGTTGAGTTCGAGTGCTTTGGGTGATAATTTTCTAAAACTTCTCCCGATGTCTGGAAGATTCATCTTCGATATGTTCCATGAAGTAAAGAAGGGGTACAAACTTGATTCATATAAATTAAATGAAGTTTCAAAGTTGTACCTCGGAGATCAAAAGATTGATATGCCCCCCAAAGAGATGTTTGCTCGCTACAAAGAGGGTGATCCAAAAAAATTAGGTGAAGTCGCAGAGTATTGTATCAAGGATACTCTCCTTCCCCACAGACTCGTGAAAAAACTGTGTACACTCCTAAACCTCTTGGAGATGGCTAAGGCAACTTGGGTACCGTTGTGTTTCCTAGTTGAGAGAGGTCAGCAGATCAAAGTGTTCAGTCAGTTGACAAAAAAGGCTCGTGAACTCGGTTTCATGGTTCCTACTATCAGATACGGGTCACTACCCGAAGAACCATATGAAGGTGCGACAGTTCTCGAAGCGCAAAAGGGTGCGTACTACACACCGATCACAGCACTCGATTTCGAGGCCTTGTACCCATCTATCATGATGGCTCATAACCTATGTTATTCGACGTATGTCATGGATGAGAGGCTTTATGGGAATATACCTGGCGTTACATATGAAACCTTCAATATCGGTGACCGGACATATAAGTTTGCACAGGGTGTATCAAGTCTTTTACCAGCGATTCTACTAGAGCTTAAACAATTTCGTAAAAAAGCCAAGAAGGATATGGCAGCTGCTACGGGTGGAATGAAAGAGGTGTATAACGGTAAACAGTTAGCCTATAAGATTTCTATGAACTCTGTCTATGGTTTTACGGGGGCTGGAAAAGGTATTCTCCCATGTGTACCTATAGCGTCGACGACGACGTGTAGGGGTAGGGAGATGATTGAGGAGACCAAGAACTACGTAGAGGCTAACTTCCCTGGTGCGAAGGTAAGGTATGGGGACACGGATAGTGTTATGGTGGAGTTTGATGTGGGTGGACGCACTGGGGAAGAGGCTGTCAAGTACAGCTGGGAAATTGGTGAAAGGGCGGCAGAGGAGTGTAGCGCCCTCTTCAAGAAACCAAACAATTTGGAACTCGAGAAGGTCTATTGGCCTTATTTTCTGTACTCGAAGAAGAGGTACGCTGCAAAGCTTTGGACGAAGGGCAAGGATGACCAGATGCACATGAACTACATCGATGTGAAGGGTATTCAATTGGTACGACGGGACAACACGCCTCATGTACGCGAGGTGTGTAAAGAACTCCTCGATGTCGTTTTAGAGTCGAGTGACCCTGGACCACCAAAGGAACTTGCAAAGACGAGAGCGATAGAGCTTTTAGCGGGTAAAGTGTCGAATGACAAATTGGTGTTAAGTCAGGGTCTCTCAGATAGCTACAAAGTAAACGGTGAACCGGTCTCAATTTCAAGTCATCGTATTGATGACATTAACCAAGCACACGTGCAGGTGGTTCGTAAAATGCGGGAGAGAAAGCCTGGTTCTGAGCCACAGTCAGGTGACCGCGTACCTTATCTACTTGTAGACACAGGGGATGCAAAGGCTAAGGCTTTTGAAAAATCAGAGGATCCAAAGTATGTCGAGGAGCATAAAATTCCAGTGGATTACCATTACTATTTCATAAACAAGTTCTTGAATCCGGTCTGTGATCTTCTTGAGCCTCTATTCGATAACCCGAAACAGGATATCTTCGGGGAAATTATTTCACAGTATCAACCCCCTAAAAAGAAAAAGGAACCAGGGTTCAGTGGTATGAAAAAGGCTGAACTTGTTGAAGAGTGTAAAAAACGGAACATTACTTTTGATGGTACAATTGTCGACTTAAAACAACGCCTAAAGTCGAGTGTCGAGAAGGATAATTCAATTGAAGACCTATTTAAAAAATACACACAAGATACTAGTAAGGTATGACATTACACACCAAATTACTGGAGCTATTTGAAGAGGAAGTTAATGAGCGCGTGAGTACTTTATTAGGAGAATACGCGGAAACTATTTCAAAGAAACACGCAGTCCCACTCGATATACTCCTGAGAGATATCCCAATTGTAGCGAATGTATCTCTGTGTAAAGGGATGAAATCAAATGGACATCGATGTTTGTTTCGAGCGAGAGACGGCGGCTACTGTAGACATCACGCGGTACATGGTGACAAAATCAAAATGCGATCACTTTCAAGTTCAAACCTACATACACATGGTCCTGAAAAAATGTATGTTATAGGCTGTCCAGGATGTGATAATTCAAAGGGGCTTATAGATTTGGGGTCTATACTGAGTAATGAGTAAAAGTGGTATTCTACTAACATCAATTAACACATTCTACAACGAAAAGGAAAACCAAACTAAATTATTGGACATTCTAGATAAAACAGGTGGTATATCACTCCGAAACCTTGAATGGTTCATCACGAACTATGCAAAAAAGAATAATATTTCATACACTACCAAAGATGGAAAGTACTTCGCTGTACACTGTGCTTATAAATCAAGTCTCGATGGCTATAGTAAAAAATTGTTTGACCCTTTCTGTCGGGCGAAGAAGTTTGCGTATACGGTTCCGGGAACAACTCATGAAATTCAGACAACACTCGCGCAATTGAATTTTATCAGGTGGTGCATAAAGAATAATATTATCGATTACATTTCTAACAATAAACTGACACTATTTAACAAACAAACTATCTAAAAAGTATATGAGCTTTACCATTCCTGATTATCATCATATTGTAACTTTTTGCTATGATTATAACCTGTTTAGGAAAATCAATTTGTGGAATGCCGAATACCTCGATGAAATTATCATCGAAATCGAACGTTCCTTGACTCCCGTCGTATTCGAGGTTCATCGTGAGGCGTGCATCCTTGACTGTACTAAAATTCAAATGACCCGACGGTTCTAATTCACCTGGGTATAACGCAAAACTGTACATGTTAATGTTGCGAAAGACGGGTGAGCGTTTGTGATATATATTCGGTAAAGAGGTTGATAAGAATAGATTATTTCCGGTTATTTCGTCTATGATTATTTCACCATCGCATGTAAGTGTCGTTTGATTTTGCTTCGAATACATCAGCGGAACGTGTTTTTTACCTCTCGCCCATTTATTGAAAACTGAGGGGGGGTATCGCACGGTGGGTTGTGTCAGTAAAAATATGATATTTCTATTTAGACCCGCTGTAAAAAATGTAATGTTCACGTAATCCTTTAATTTACTGATATGATCATTCGCTGTTGCCTCCGCTATAGATGCATTTTTCAGTTCCTCGAGTAAACGAAAAAAGTATCCGTCCCACACGGTATCTGCGGCTTGTTTTAAAGTATTTACAGTATTATAGTGTTCGGTTTCATCGGTGGTATTTAATAAAGTTGTGAGTAATCCCAATCCTGTTGAAGGATCATAAAATGTGGTAGCCAAGGTTTTCAATTCACCTAGATACGTCACGATACCGTCAACAATAGCGGCGTGATTTTGAGACCCTATCACACGAAATTCAACGTCGAGAAGAGTCCTCTGGGTGGTCGACCACATTCGCAATTCTAGGAGTGCGTCTATGAGTTCACCTCGAATTGTAGTATCCGATAAATCGCTATCTAAAGCAATGACAATGTTCATTATATCGGTGACGTATGAGGCGAGTTCGCCCACGATAATGGTGGTGGCGGGGTCGGTCACGGCAGTGGATGTACGTAAATTGTTTAAAAGAGTAGTTTGATCACTTCCCTCACCCCCCCAAATACCTAATGCGAGGAGATTAGATACAAAATAATAGCGTCCCTCTTCTATAGCCGGTAAAGGGTCGGTCAGTGAAGTGATGATAGCCAGTAGTTGAACATCTGTTTTATCACCATCATATTCGCCTGATAGGGTGAACAATATCCCATTTACGTATGCGACGAGTCGTTCAATATAACCTATTGGTGTGGTTGTACGTAATTCTTCCAGTAAAGCGACTTGGTCAGTTCCCCAAAGACCCGTTATACCTTCAAGATCATTTATGAACGCATCACGGTCTACTCCCACATCTGGTAATGGGTCTGTATTTAGTGTGGTGATAACATTCTCTAGGTCACCTTCCGTTTTAGTAATATAATTTATCGATCTGGTGAACAATATCCCATTCAAATATTCAACGAGTTGTTCAATATACCCTGTCGGTGTGGATGTACGTAATTCTTCTAATAGAGTGAGTTGTTCGGCACCCCAAACACCTGTTTCTCCAATGATACCATCTATAAAATAAGAGCGTCCAACTTCTATATCCGGTAACGTACCCTCAACAAGTGAAGTGATAATATTCTGTAATTGAGATCTGGATAAATTAAACCCTCTAACACTCGTCGCCACGCCACTGTTTAATATAATTAAACTGGGTGTTTGAGGAGCCGAACTAATAAAGTTTCTTAAATTTTCTATACGCACAGGATCATCATCTGTACTAGGGGAGTCACGTAACTGTATCAGTAAATCGACCTGTTCACCCCCCCAAATATCTAACGCGATGAGACTATCTATAAACGGGGCACGAGCGAGTAAATCAGTGGGTAGACTGTCAAGTGTTGCATCGATACCATTTTTTAAAATCTTAATTCGTGTGTCTACCTCAGTCGTTAATTCGGATGTATCATTAAAATTTGGGTCGCGTAATTGTTCCAATATAATGAGTTGTGCATCACTCCAAACACCTAGCGTGATGAGATCATCTACGATCGGGTCACGATCCTCTTGTGTAGTGAGGGCCAGTAAGTCACTCAATGAGGTCACGATATCCAAACTCGATGGGAGACCATCGATGTACGTATTCAGCGAGGCGACGAGATCCGTCTGTCCTATGAATCCGGGCGGAACTAATCGTAAATTATTTAAAGTGAATATTTGATCTCCCCAGTAATTTCTTGTGAGCAATCTCAGTATGATATCATTTTGAGTAGACTGAGTGATGGATATTTGTGTAGATGTCTCTTTTAACGAGTCTATCCGCGTCTGATCAAATTCAACAGATGGAACGCGTAATGCGTTCAAGGTAGTGAGCTGTTCATCTCCCCAAACACCTAACGCAATGAGTTCAATTATGATCGGGTCGCGTTCAGCCGCTGTAGCTGGTAAAGTATCGAGTATTCCGTTCACACCATTTTTCAAATTATTGAGTGCGAATTGGAGTGACGGTACATCATCGATAAGCTCACGTGAATATTGAATGAGACTATTTATGTTAGATGTACGATCATCATCATCTACACCAGGTGTTGTAGAAGGTTTTAAGGTCTCTAAATTATTCAGAATTTTTATGGGTTCATCTCGCCATACATCAAACTCTCGCAAGGCCGCGACGCGTTCCACCTCGTTGGCACTTGTTGGAAACTCTTGCAAAAAGTCGAGTATTCCAACAATCCGCACTCTTTGAGCGAGACTGATACTGGGTAGATTGGTAAGATAAGTCACGAGATTATCTATATGGTCATCGACATCGTCGCCACGCGACGCGTTCAGTTGATCAATTCGGTCCTCATCCCAAATAGTTGCCTCTGCCCCGATTCGGATCAGTCCATTTACGATCGCACTGCGTTCTTCAGCTGTTTTACCTGGTAATGTGTTCAGTACCGCGGTCAGCCCCAGCTTTAATATATCCGATTGGATTCTGAGATCAGTAAGAAATCCTTCGAGTCTATTGATCACATTGAGCTGTTCAGGTGAATTCGGGGTGAGTGTCTCTAGACCGATTAAAAAATAACTTATCTGTGCCACGAATATGCGGATTTGAAATATGAGTAAAGATTCATTTTCTACGTCTGGGTCTGACAGGTCATTTAAAATTTGAATCTGATCTGATCCCCACACGTTCGGAAGGATGAGGAGTTCGGCTATGATGTTTCTGCGCGTAAACTCATCTGTTATAGATGGAAGCGTAGCTAACGCTGTATCCACGGTGTTTTGTGTACTTAGAATTCGACCAGGTATGCTATAAAGATACTCGATGAGTGCAGTTGCGATGGTTTGTGAATTGTCGGAACTATCCTGTAGATTATTTAAAAGGGTAAGCTCGGTTGGTCCCCATAAAATAGTTTGGCGTAGTACATCTATTATGTTTACCCGCGCGAGTGAATCATTTTCATTGGATAATGATTCCAAGGTGAACACAGCGATGCGTACGATTTCCTCCCAAATCGAAATACTCGTGAGAGACTGTCTGAGTACATCCAGAACACCAACTTGCGAGGATGTCAATTTATTGAGTTCTTGTATCTGATTCAAAATGGCAATTTGTTCTTGTGTCCAATGACCAATCTTTTTAGCGATGAAAAAGAGCTCTTTGACACAATTAGAGAAATTCAATTTAAAAGTGCCCGTTTTAGATCGCGGTTCGATAAAGAATAGATTCCGTTGGTGTTGCTCGAATAAAACACTAAGAGGTACGTTTTGTAACCTACATCGTTCCGGTTTATCTAAATGGACGAGGTCTAAATTGACTGTGAAATTACTCAATTCAAGTTGTTGTGTTATCTTGTTGTTTGCTTCGGGGTCCCATAGTGTAGTATCTCCTATTTTATTCTGTGTCGCGAACAATACATCAATAGCGGGTCGCAATTTTATACGAAGGGTCAATTCCTGATCGTATATGGCACATAAAGGAAAACCGTTTCCAGGTCGTCGATGAAAATAAAAAGGGATATGAATCCTATATTCATTGGTACTGAACGGGTCTATACCTCGTGTGTTGTACTGCCCATCCAAAAATTCCTGTACAAACTCGGGTTCCACACTTCCTTGAAACGGTTTCCCATGTAATGCATTCACACTCGATCTATACGACTCTGATACGTTCAATTCACGGTCTATGAATATATCATCTCCCGTGACCGTATCGATCTTGTGTTCACCGACTAATAAATCGACATAGTCAATCACAGAAATTCCAAAAACATCAACTGGATATAGATTTGATCCTAGACTCGCGACATTGGTGGGATCGGCGATGAAGGATAGTACAACCCCTCGTAAAATATCACCATAATTTTGAGGAATCGGTACCTCCAAAAAATTATCTGTGTACACTTTTTCTGGAAAGGTTATCTTGTAATTTTCAGTCGCGTAGTTAACATGCTTACTATATTTTTTAGTAAAAAATGAGAATGACGGGTTAGAACTTAAAGAGAAATCTAATTTACCAGTCGCTGCAATCAGAACTCGACCCGCCATATATATTATGTATCATTAATATTTTAAGCCGCATAACCCACTCGAATAGTGTAGTATATTGTAGCTCTTCGCGTAAATCTGAACTTCTGTGATTTCACCTTCTTGTGCTGCGTATGGGTCTGTATAGTCCAATTTGATTCGACACCTTTGGTCGATGATACGACTGAAATTCAGGTGTCCTGATGGGGTGTTATCTAGAGGGTAGAGTGCGAAAGAGTAACTCGCGATCTGGTCTCGTGTTGGTAATTGATAGAGAACATATGAAGATGTGCCGCCATTTACGGTACCATACACGATACTCCCATCGACTATATTTAAACCATCAAAAGAAACATCCACATTCACACCGGAAACGGAGTTTGTCAGGGAATTCTCATTGACAAGTTTTGAAAAGGGTTCCTTGAATAGGGATGTATTGTTTAGAATAATCTCCAATTCTTTAAATTTTGTATTAAGCATGTACTGAATCAATGTTTCACTACGATGGTACAGAAACTGTCTCGATTTTTTCGACGCGATGAAATACATCGTTTTGATTGGGTGTTGAAAACGTAAAGTGATCTCATCTTCTTCCACTGTTCTCGGTATATCTTTTCGTCTCAATTGTATCTGTGTGATCAACTGGTCTACTGGCATACTTTTTAAATAATTCAATTCATCTTCGTCAAGGTATGCGTACGTCGCTAATAGGGATGCGGTCTCTATTCTCGCTTCCGTAACAAATGGTTCCAAGTACGGTCGAACAATTTGATTCAATTTCTTGAACTTGATCCTGATGTAACAATTTTGTTTCTGGATTTTACATAACAATATGGAAGCTGGTAAATTATTATAGAAATAAAACGGTAAATCAATGTACATCTGTCGCAGGGTCCATACGTTGTCATCCCCACTCGATCCGTATGGTTCTTCTTTCGCGGTTGTCAAAGGGACGATGGTATCCCTAAAATTATAATCCGTCGCGTAATATTTATGGTACAGATAAATCCAATCACCGGTGAGTCGTTCAATGTGTGTCCCACCTATAAAGAGATCTGCGTACTGGATGGCGTGTATACCGACGGTCGGTGTGAATGGATCATCATAATTACCTGTCGGGTCTTCCTCTGTGGGTGTGACACCTTGCAAATGAGACGTCGAGGATACGGATGCCTTGAATAAGAATTTATACCGAAGTGTCAGGTTTGTGAGAAGATCCCCCATGTCTACGGGTATCATACACATCGTTTCCTGATCGAACGTTGCTTCGAGTAAAGGGTGTTCTCTCACATCGAAAGCGAATTTCGTATGCCTCTTAAAAATAATTGAGAAATGTGAATAGGTCGGGTTCCCCGTTACGTACATATCTTGTATTCCGATAGTACCTAATGCCAGTTTTCCTGCCATCTCTACTTAACTATACCTTTTATTTTTAAGCTTGTAATAAAAAACCATCCTTGAAGATCAGTGTTTTGTAACCAGTGTAATACATATGAAATTTATATACTGGGTTGTGGATACTTTTCCCGTTACCGTATTTGAGATCGGTATTATCCACCAATTGTATGTTCAAAGTAGTCTTTTCTGATTGCAATACTGAAAAGTCGAGAAACCCAGAAAGTGACGCACTCTTAGGGAACAGGGCGAAATTGTATGAGTAAATATAATTAAGCAAATAATTGGGTATAGGTGGTTCGAATAAATAGTTATTCGCGATACCGGTAGCCGAACGCGCCAATTTCGCACGTGAAGGGATGTAACTGAAAAAATATTCTCTATCGTTATTTGATACGTTCGGAACGCGTTCACCGTTCAGTGTGAAAAAGGCACTTTTTAAAATGTGTGGTTCAGACTTATCTTTGATCTGCGCCCGAGTAAAGTTGTACCGATTGGCGGTCGTTGAGTAGTACCATTCATTCACATAGGTGGGGTCGTCTACGGGTAAACTCCGGTACTCATCAGCATTTTCGTATCCCTCATATCTAAAAAACCAATGGAAGCATTTGACGGGAATGCTCGGTTCCAATTTTATGACGAATTCTCGCTTTTCTGGTTCCAGGGGAATACTCGAATGTTTAACCACGAAATCGTACGTAATCTCGTTATTCGGTCGGGTGAAATATAAACGTTCTTCATGGGAAACGGTGATCTCCTCTGTGATGATTTTAAAATTTTGTAATTGTTTTGGTGGGGGTGTCACCGGAGTACCCCGGGTACTTAAATTATCGGGTGCGCGTTGGTTATACAGAGTAAAGAAGGATTGCTTAAAAAATTCGATTTCGAGTGTAATTTTCTGTTTGTGAATGGCACACAATGGAAACGGTGGTTTATTTTGATCATTTTCCGAATAGGCGTCACCACCGTAATTGTGTGAGAAGAAGAATGGTATATTAATAAACACATCATTACTCTGTGCGATATTTTGTGCGGCCGGCTGACTCGATTCCCCTCCAGTTATGTTTCTATTGTAGAGTGTATTCGCACTCATTTTTTGTGAATCCGTCGTATACATGTTGTCATGAATGATACACCAATCCGCTGTTATTTCTTCGAGTATCTGAGTATCGACTTTAAATTTAATGCTTTTGATCAGTTTCCGACCTAGTAACTGCATATCCCACGCCCAATACGCAATCTCGGGTAGTGTAAACGAAGGTAGTGGTAGGTCTCTTAAGATAATACTCTTGATGGTTTCTGGGAGTACTGCGAATACATCCTGATCGAGTTGGGTTAATATCAACGCATCCGTGATATCCGTGGTGCCCTTGGTTACTAGTGATGCTCCACTGATTACATCAATAATATAGGATGGGATTGTAGTGTCTTCCACATCAATTCCCAATGACGTGATAAGTCCTTGACCAGGACTGTTACCATTTAGAATACCAAGCAACGCTGTAAATACGTCTTCAGCGAGAGGGGGATCGAGCGCGGATAACACCACATCAGTTGGAATATTTACTATGATCCCCTTGAGTACATTAATAATACCAATTGGAATTCCGGTGGTTTTCTGATCAATTTTTAATGTTGTATTCACGAGTTCGACACTCGGGGTCACAGTTGTGTCCCCATTTAGAATACGTAGCAACGCGACCAGTACATCTGCAGTAAAATCCGCGTTGATAGTAAACAATTCCGTGGGAAGAAACGTGAAAATCAAGTCGTTGAACTGGGTTTCAAAGGACAAAAAGTATTTGAAATCTGGGAATTGGAAAACTGGGAGGACAATTCCCGCTGTATTCGGGGCACCTGCTGCCCACCAATCCCTAAACGTCGGGTACCCGAATTGTGCCAAAGTCTGACCGTTAAATAACATTTTCTGTAAAGTTTCGTTAAATTCGATATCATCAAATCCCCACTTCGGTAATGTCATTTGAATCCATATATTGTTTAAGAGATCACCCATATTTTGTGGGTGCAATTCCACACGGATTATCTCACCGAATGGCCATGTCGCTGTGATACCTTGTGTTACGGTGTGTACATTGTGGTATTTTCGAAACTCCGAATGTCTCATATGGTCATTATATTTAAATAAGGAATCTTTGGGGTCTTTGGAAAGCAAATGTGTATCTTGCTTTCCAATAGCCTTCAGGGATATCTTAGCGGCTTCACCCATGCTTACTATTGTTTACATATTTTTAATATCCGATTTCCACATTGTGATGTGACTCGTTTTCATCATCTTTTCTAGATCCTCCTTCGCCTGTTTCGCCTCCTCCATGAGCGCCCTGACGCGTTCCTCTGTATATTCCACAGTCCTCGTGTTAAGGAGGTAGTCCCAGTTTCCATCGATCTTCGGGAATATGGGCGACATTTCCTCCTCGAGATCCTGCTTCTTCCTCTTGAACACCACCAGCTCACCCTCTATGACCATCGATACAAACTTAGACTTGTGATCACACAAGACAGCTCTCTTCTCAAGAATATCGATGAGGTGTGCCTTCCTCTTCTTATAGTGATCCAGGCGGAGTTCCACAAAGTCTTTCAGGATTTCCTCAGGACTTGCGTACTTGTGAATCCCCTTCGTGGGGTGGAAGAGATGCATGTTTGAGACCCTAAACGTCTTTCGCAACTTGAGATCCTTGAGGAGATCCTTCCCCGTATAGTCCATGATTTCGAAATGCACATCCTCCGTCGTCGAGTTGTTTGTGTACCCACCAATCAACTTCTTCTCTACGAGTGTATCGAGGTACTCCTTATAGTCCTGCGTCCAGCGACCTGGGGGTAACTCAGTCACGACGATGTTGCTTCCGGACCAGTTCCAAACACCCTCCATCATCCATGTATCCTCCTCCTTGTGTACGACCCCCTTGAATCCCCTAAACCAGGGTCGCATAGGGACAATTTCTTCACCACCCAACATTCGTTTGATGTTCGCCTTAATGTCTTCGGGGTTAAACGGAGGTACATAGCAACTGAAACCCGTACCGATACCTTCTGTACCATTCACAAGAACCATAGGAAGGGTGGGCATGTAGAATTCCGGTTCGATAGGGTGACCATCATCATCGAGATAGTTGAGGATCGCATCATCCCTAGGATCGTAAATCTTACGAGCATCCTTAGTCAATCTGGTAAAAATGTACCTCGTCTGGGATGCATCCTTACCACCCATCAACCTCGTACCGAACTGACCACAAGGTTCGAGGAGATTGATATTGTTCGAGCCCATATAATCATTCGCCAACTTGACAATCGTATCCGCCAGAGAAACTTCACCGTGATGGTAGGCACTCTTCTCCGCCACATACGCTGCCAACTGGGCAACCTTCATTTCTTCCCTGAGGTTCTTCTTGAAACACGAGTACATAACCTTGCGTTGAGATGGTTTGAGACCATCAGCCATGTGCGCGATGGAACGTTTGAGGTCTGCGAGACTGAAGTTCACCAGGTCCTTATGAACAAAGTCAGAGATGGTCAACTGCTTGACACTCCCGTAGGGAACCTCAAGCTGGTCAGCATCCTTCGCCGTGTTCTCGAGAAGCCAAGTCTTCCTCGCATCAGCCTTCTTCTTATCAAAGGCGAGGACAATCGAGTCATCGGTCATCACATCCGTATCAAACCTGACTGTGAGGTCTTGAATCTTCTTGAAGTATTCTCGAGCCTCTGTAGATGTGGAGGTACCCAGACCCTTGTAGTACTTGATTTTCCACCCCTGTTTCCCATCACCGTACCAGGTTCTAAACGCAGAGTCTGTATAGAACGACTTGGTCTGAGAAGACTTGGTCGCCTTGATGATTGGGGTCACCATACTCACCACAAAGTTCAGCTTCAAAAGACTCGGCCAAAAGTAGTGGATCATGTTGAGGATGAGACCCTTAATGTGTGACCCATCGTTATCAGCATCGGTCATGATCATCAAGCGTCCATAGCGAAGTTCAGAGACATCCTTATAGTCCTTACCCTGTTGGAGACCCAAAATCTTCTTGAGATCGTTAAACTCCTGGTTGGATGTGAGTTGTGCCACAGAAACATCTCGGACATTCTTACACTTACCACGAAGTGGGAAAACCCCATACTCATCTCGTCCCACGACGGAGAGACCAGCAACAGCTAAGGTCTTCGCCGAGTCACCCTCGGTGACGATGAGGGTACACTTCCCCGAATGTTTGGTTCCGGCATGATTCGCATCATCCAACTTGGGAATACCAGTAATCTTGGATTTACGGGCACCATCAGACTTCTGGAGTTCCTTCATCTCCTTAAACTTCGATAGTGCCATGAGTTCATCAGCGATTCCAGTCTTGAGAACATTCTTGATAAATCCCTTTGGTGGTTCAAACTTACTCCCAAAATCCTGAGCCTTGGAGGTACACTCTGATTTGACCTGACTGGAAAAGTTGGGGTTCTCGATGGTCGCCTTGACGAAGATATTGAACGCATTCTTTACCTGTTGAGGTTTCAACTTAATCTTCTTCGCCATTTCATCGATGATACCGTTAGCGATAAACGCGGCGACGTGATCCACGTGAGACCCACCTTTCGTCGTACAGATTCCATTCACGAAAGAAACCTGTTCCATACCATTATCAGATGGCCCGATACACACTGACCACCGGTCTCCAGCGAAAGAGGAAACCTCATTCACACCTTCGTGCATTTTGGCATACGCTTCAAAGTTTTGTTTGACGAGAACGTCTCCGTTGAGTTTCACTTTACAGTTGGAGGTCGTACAAATGTTCGCATCCCACACCCTCTTTTGGAAAATCTTGTAAATGTCTTCATCCATCTTGGACATCCCGAACCGTTTCCAATCTGGTGTGAAAGTGATGGTAACAGATGAAGTCGCACCCGAATGTTTTTTGATTTTTGGGGGTTCACACACGGTCATGTTCTTAGACCACTGTTGTGTGTACACCTGTTTCGTCTCGTGGTCCTTGATGACCACTGAAAACTCTGTAGAGTAAATGTTCGCCAACTTGGCACCGTAGCCGTTGCGACCACCGACGATTCTCTTTTGTGTGTCATCATAGTTGGTACTGGTGAGGAGATGACCAAAGACGAGTTCAGGGTTCCATAGACCCTCCTTCTCATGCATTTTCACAGAGATCCCACCGAGGGGGCCGTTGTTCTCGATGGATACGGAACCCGATTCCTTATCGATGGATACGGATATGGCGGTGACATGTTTGGGGTGCATAGAGTTTCGGTCGATGGCGTTGACCAGAATCTCATCAAAGATTTTTAGGAGGGCTGGGGAGTATTTGAGACTCTTCTTGAAGAACTTGGTACCATCGAGAACCCAATAGGGTTCTGAACCCAACTCAACAGGACCGACATAGGAGTCAGGTCTCTTGAGAACGTGTTCGATATGGGTGAGCTTTTGGACGCTCTCCATCTTCTTGGTTTTTATTAGAATCTATCCTCTAACTTAGATTTCACATGCACTATCGTAATCTTCGACAAGTTCCTTAACAAGAAAATCAAAGAGAGTATCATATAGATCTTCTGGAAAGTCTCCATTAATATCTTCTAGTTCCGCGTCACCATCAATCATGCAATGATGAACAAACTTGAAAGATGCAACCTTGTTTTCTCTCGAAACTTTACCTTTCCACACTCTATATT